AAGAGTACGTTCATCTAAGATAATATCATCAAGCTTTGCCGGACGATACTTTTCAACCCAAATTTTATCAAAATCAATCATACTTATTTTCCAGAAGAACCAAAGCCTTTTTCACCACGAAGAGATTCTTCAATCTCACCCTCGCTAACATCAACATCATGATTATTATATACTACAAACTGCGCAATCCTATCACCAGCTTTAATTTCATAATCTCTACCTGTTAAGTTATACAGCTTAATTCCAGCGCTTCCTCTATAACCACAATCAATAATACCAGGGTGAGGGAGAATACCATGTTTAAACCCTAATCCAGATCTACCTTCGATTTTAACCCAATAACCAGGTTCAATATAAGCAAACTTCAGTCCTACGTCTATAACAGCAGAACCTTTTGCAGGAATAACGTTATCCTCAACACTTGTTACATCTAACCCAGTATCGTCCTTATGGTTTTTAGAAGGGAGAACTGCGCTCTCACTAGTCTTCTTAAATTTTAATATCATATACCTATAATAAGATACATTGTAAAATATTCAAGTGTAGATTAAATATATGTATGGCTGAAGAACTAGACGAGGCTGTTAACGATATTATAGCTCAATTGAAGCATAATAATAAAGTTGCTAAGAAGCCGGTTGATGAGAGTGTTCTAAATAAAGAAGACTTGGAGGATTTTCTTATTCAAAATTCAGGTAAACTTATTAAGAAGTCGTTAAGTATTGTAGATAATGTAAACGACTACATTTCATCAGCACCGGAAAACAGAGACGTTGCTGCGTTAGCAGAACTCATCAAAGCATCCTCATCTGCTATTGAAACTTTGAATAAGTTACATGTAGCAAAGGAGAGAAACGAAACACAAGTTGCAGTTAAGCAAATGGATGTAGAGAGCAAGGAGAGATTAAACATTGCTGATAATCAAACTAAGATGTTGTTATCAAGAGACGATATAATGAAAGCTCTTATTGATAAAGATGACGACGTTATAGATGTTTAGCTTTTAGGTGGAACAAAGTCACCAGTAAGTTCATCGAAAATCCAATCATCTGGCGGTACATATGTACCGGTAGCTTCATCAAAGACCCAGCCCTCTGGGTAACTATCTGCAGATCCCGCATAAAACTCATCGGGTTGCGATAAAGCGGATATAATATCAACAAACGGCGACGGTCTCAACGTAGTAGTCGTAGGTGCTGTTGTAGTAGTAGTAGTTATATTTGGATTCGGTGTGGTAGTAGTAATCATTAATACCTCTTCACAATCAACTTCATCAGTAAGTGGGCTTTCAGGATCTTTTTCATCTGGACAATTACCTGTAAGCTTACAATATTCATCCATAGAGCTACATGGCATATAATACGTTGTACCGTCTTCAGTATGAGTATGATAACCTTGACAGCCTATTTCCGGCGCGCGGTCAATAGCATCATCTGGGGTATCAAATCTATCATCAATTACCGCGTCATCTACACCTTCATTATCTTCATCTTCTGGCCTAAGCGGCCTAGTACCAAGCCTTCCGGTGTTTGTATATAAGCTCATAGTACCAGTACTGTAGTAAGCTTGTAATGTGTTAGTCCGGTTACCAATAGTTGCGTTTCCTAATAACGATGTTTCTATCTCTACGCATTCTTGTTTAAATTGTTCATTTCCAGATTCGTTGCGAACTTTCTTTATAAAGGTTAGCAATCGTGTAATAGGATCATCTGTTGTAAATGACTCATTCTCTTCAGCATTAAAGTAATTTAATGTTTTCTTAAATACTAAGAGTCTGAAAGCAGCACCTAGTGAACCCTCTAAAGACTTCATAATATCTTCTGTAGCTTCAGAAATAATATTATGCATCTTTATATCTTTTATCATATAGTTACTGTTTGCTGTTCCTGGTGACCAGCTACTACCACCACCACCTAAAGCATTGACTGGAGCTTGCGAAGGTTTTTGTGGACGCTTACCACCAAATAGACCACTCACATACCCAATAGCAAAACTACCAAGTAAAGTACCTTTACCGCCTAGTGCCTGACCGGCTCTCGCTCCAAGATTACCAGCAGCGTTTGTCACTATACCTTGTCCTATACCTTTTAAATTATCCACTGCACCGCCAATAATATTATCTAAAGAAATAGAATTTAATGATACACCTAAATTAGAAAATGATGCTGCAACACCTTGTAACGAGGTTTGTAAATTATTTCCTAATTGACCTATAGAATTTTCCATTACACTAGTACCCGATCCCAAGAGTGCATTTCCTGCGTTTTGAACTATACCCTGTGCTGTGTTAGCTATGTTTGGTAATAGACCTGTAGCTGCACTTCCAATGGCTCCGATAGGATTTGTTACGATTCCTCCGAGAAGAGTTGTATTAAAACCAGTTCCTCCAGCAAATATATTATCAACCGCCGTCTGCGTACCACTTTGTATAATCCCACCAAAAACGTTTCCACCAACGTTGAGCGCTGGTGCAATAGCTTGATTCAAAGAACCAACTAAATTTTGTGCTATCCCATTACCTGCTTGCTG